CCTGTCTAAGTCCAACGGGAAGTTGAACCTACCTGTCGTTTAATCCGCGTGTTTCCCTTAATTGCAGTATGTGCAACCAAGCGCTTTACGCGCTCGCCTCGTGCCTTGATGGTAGTAAAACGGGGCCTTGTACGTGCAGGCAACCATTCCAACAAGTCCGTGTCATCATCGTAAATCGATGGCTCGGTTGGGGATGAACGGGAACGAAGCGCCTCCCAGAGATAGATTGTCTGGGATACCACAGGGCGGAAGTCGGAGTGGACATGTATATAAGGGAAAGAAAGCCCTTGTATTGTGTCCTGCTCCATCAACTGTATATCCGAGAATAGGGAATTCCCTACTATTGGATGTGCCAAACGGTATCCAGAACTATCTGGAAAGAACGGCGGAACTTGGAGAATCCGCCCGTCAACCTCGATTATCTCGGTCAACAGGTATTCCACCGTAGAGGGCAATTGTTCTTTGCCCCACCTTCGCATGAGCCCATTCAAAACCTTATATATGAACACAAGGTACTGATTTCGGGTCACACGTTGACACTCGGCCTCAGGGCTTGATGGCCGAACGTCAAAGCCGTGGTAGTAGTCACCACCACAGGATTCCCGGTAGAATGAAGTTGAGAATGTCTTATCCATATTTAGTATAAGGTGTAATTTTGGAAACACCTCACACACATAACGATGGATAGCACGGGGATACATAAGGTCATCCCCGTACACTGACACTCTCCCTTTTACTCCTACCAACTCTTTGATTGCAGTAACAAGGCAATAAAAGATAAGAGTCTGCAAAGGAAAAGTATGGCCATCACCCATCGTTGAAATACTATTCAGCAGGAATTTTTCTTTCCCCACTGTACAGTATTCTGAACGACCGAGCATTGCTGCTCGGAACCAGGGTAATGGCAAAATTTTCCTAATTAGCTCACGCGTTATTGAATCACTGGCAGCCGACAAGTCAGCTGTAACCAGTTTACGCGACACTGAGCTTTCTCGAGCCCACTCTTTATGTTTTTCTTGAAGAGTGGTTATGTCGAGACCGCAGCGAGCTAAACGTTCCTGAATCAAACGGCCAAAACCCAAGGTATAAAAACTACCAAGAAGGGTATGGGGCTTAATGGAACGTAAGCTCTTCCAGGTCTTGGGAACGAACGACATTGCGGGAGATTCACACACAACGTAAGGATCGGGGCTACTCGCCTCAAGATCCTTCACGATACCAGATAAAAGTTCATCTGATAGCAAGGCCTTCTTAAACCAAGCTATGTGTTCCTTCGAACCTGTAAGGGGCCCCCTCATCTTCATATCGAGGTAAGCCCTACGAAACGGGTGGCCTGCACAGGCTCTCTTTCCGAACCGGCAGAGATTCATGTGATCCTCCTCAGAGTAATCCCCAAGGATCTTTTTAGCCAAGGATCTGGCTCGATGGAGTACCTTAAAAGTAATAGTACCACCATCAATCGGAGAAGCAATCCGCTCTTGCGTAGCTTTAAATTTAGCCAACGCTTGAGCGAGGAGCTCCTTCTTGGACCACACATCATTCTCATGCGTATACCTCTTATGGAAATGGACTAATTGCTGTTGACATTTTAGAAATTCGGGTGTATTATTATCCCAAATTCTTGTGTCGATTGCTCTTAATCCTGCGACGCCCTCAGACAAGAAAATCTGCCTGTAGGTAACAAAGGCGTCGCATCCTAGGAGGTCATCAAAGTCCCGCGATAACGACATCCAGACTTTCGTCATGAATGTGTCGGTATTGTACTTTCCTAGCTTTGATTTTTTCATGGAAATCTCCAATGATAAAGTTAGGCAGTCACCCCAAGTTGCCGGTGGACCAAAACGGTAAATATGAATCGCCCAGCAGCAAGGTACTTGCTTTAAATTGCAAGTCAAGCCGTTGGGCGGCCGTTAAGGAAGGATGCGCCTCAATGGTCTGGCGCACCGTGTTAAAGACGGTTTTACCCGTCACCGCATCGACTGTAGGGACAACGTACACCGCTTCGCGTTTGGACTTAGTCCATTCGCCAGTCAGTGGATTTAGGGAGGGGTTTCGATTTTTGAACGTCGCGTGCTCCCGTGTTCGGAAGTCATCTTGGCTCATAGCCGATACGTGGATACCATTAGGTACCACAACCCCATCCGCAGAGAGAGCCAAATAGCTCCCACCCGTATAAGCGACACCGGTTGCACCGGTAATCACACTTCCGCCGTTTATAGGCATAGTCGTACACTCCTCGCTAAGGTTAGCGATAAAATTGGCCTCGCGCCCGTTGTAATATGAGCGTGAGGACATCAATAGAACTCTGGTAAGGTTGCCAAAGTCCCTGCCATACCGGTATTTCCGGTAGTGGGTCTTGTACACGTCGGAGTAGCGTCTCTGAATTCCACGAATACGTGGCATTCGTCCATTCATCTATAGGTACCCCCGCAACAGTGGGGACACCAATCATCTCGATGTCAATGCTATGTACGGTCTTTTGACTCGTACTATTGCCTAACAGGAGAAGAGAGGGATGGGGCGAGATTGCCTGAAGCCATGGTCCGATGTTACAAAACCGGTCGACAATGAATGATAACGGTACCAGTTCCCAAGCTATACTGAGCAGTTGGCGGGGATGCATGCCAAACTCGAATAGCAAGTCTTGGACCCTGTCAAGTTCTGACAGGTACTGGAAGTAGACCGAACTATGACATGTTCTTACACGTCTGGTCCGGAGCTGCAATCCTGTGCAGATGACACCCAATGACCCACTAAAACCCGTATCAACTGGAATGTTGGAGTAATTCCCAACATCAGTCTGTTCGAGTTCGTGGACAAAAGATCTCCTCCGTTTTAACAAATTGGCCTGGCGCTTAGCTCGCACATAGAAGAGGTTTTGAATAGTAACAAGGTCCTTCACTGCCGGCAAAATGCCGTAGCGAGCCCTGAGCCATTCTGACGACCCTAATTGCGATAACGCTTTGGCGCGGTTCTTGCCCCAGACTTTCTGGGAGCAAAAGTGGCCTAAATTGTTCACAAGATCCCTAAGGGGATGTCTGAGCATATCTAAAGTTTCCTTTAGTTCGCCCAACATAACACCTGTTTCTAACTGCGCAGCATTAACTTGGGCGTGAGCCCGTATCAATGTATTTCGCGCAAGTTCGAGGTCCCATACGCCATAAGGCTGTAAACTTCCAACAGACCCGCCCCACATTGAGGCGAGCAATGGAAAACAACCTCGTAGCACATAGTCATAAGTATAGCCGAAGCCTGCATGATAAAAGACTTTGGCTATACGACCGGGTGTTAAGACAGCTACTCCAGTCTTGATTTCAACGTTCGACAATTTGAGCCTACCGGGAACAAAAGGTCCCTTGGGTAGATCTCCAATGTGGGCCCATTCATTTATACTCTTGAATTGGCCCTCAGCCTGTGATATAGTCCGAAAAGAGAATCCAGTATAATATGGATCCCCCGATCGGTATAAAGCACAGGTATGGTCTACTAATTTATTCGTGACCTTCATAGCTTCCCCTTTCGTCATTCATGACGATTTACAGAACCCCC